GACGTTTTCAGTAGGGAAGTGTTAGGGCTGTATAAAGTGCCGAACCCTATTTTCCACCAGTTGCAGAAATTGAAAAAACCTGTGTACAAAACCCCAGAATACGAGAGCTTAGTAAAAAGAGGGTTTGTTCCACCGAGTGCTCCTTACTGGTCAGCAAGGTACAGAGCTAGAATGCCTTTAGCGTCTGAGGAATTATTGGGAGAATGTAAATACCCAAAATACTCTATCGAGTTAAGAGATTACCAAAAAGAGCCTTCTGATTTATTGTTGAAGTTTAGAATAGCATTATTAGTGGCCCCAACAGGTTCTGGGAAGAGCCTTCTCACTGCGGAACTCATAAAAAGAACGGGGTTGAGGACTTTAGTAGTGTGCCATACAGTTGACATGGTAAAGCAGTTCCATAAGACATTTAAAGATTTTTTGGGGATAGACGCAGGGATTTATACAGGAAAAGGGAAAATAAAAGACGTGACAATTACTACTTACAATACCGCTAAAAAAAGGCAGGGCGAGTTCGAGGAATATGGGTTTGGAATGTTGATAGTAGACGAGGCTGATTTATTCATAACGGATAAGTGCCTGACAATGCTCAATAGTTTTCAGAGTGTTCGGAAATATGGATTTACTGCTACTGAGCGAGTGCCAAAGTATGACGATTTGATACCGAACAGTGAAGAAAAACTAATGCGTAGAATTTGGGGGAAAAAAATAGAGGTAAAAACAAATAAGCAAACTGATATTTTGAAAAAAATCGTGTTTAAAAAAGCGTACCCAAAGCAATATACGGACGAAGAAGGAGACATTGTAGTGCCTTATGAGTGGTTACCTTTCAGAAAAGCAATAGACGCTGATATGAGAAGAAAAGAAGATCAATGTCGTTGGATATTGAGTAAAATAGTTGAAGGAGATTTTGGTCTAGTGTTGTTGGATAGAGTTTCGGACATTGATTACTACTACAAAATTTTGTCTGCTAATCATAAGAGCGTGTATAAGTTACACGGACAGATGAAAGATAAGGAAAGAGAAAAAATGGTAAAAAAATTTAAGAAAAAAGGGGGGATAATGGTGGGGAATATAAAAATTTTGGGGAGAGGGTATGACAACGAGTTTGTGAACAAAGCATTCATAGCGTGTCCTGTTTCTGGGGAAAGTGTGATAAGGCAAGCGATAGGAAGAATAATAAGGTGGAAAGAGGGAAAAGAGGGGGTTTTGTATGATTGGATAGACTTTGATTTAAGACACCAACAGAAAAAAAGAGAGAGAGTGTATAGTGAGTATCCCAAAAGTTAAATATTTCATAGATACTTAAAAACAGTAAAAAAGATTTGACAGAATTAAAAAAATAAAATATACTCTCGGTAATGAATGATTTAATTTATGAGCGAACGATGAGGTCTCCTTTGGGGGAGTTGTATAAAAAGAAGTTTCGTGCAAAGTATATTAAACATACAGAGAACAGTATTTACATTAAGTTGGTCGGGGGTAAAAAAATGTGGGTACGAAAAAACAATGTCTTTAATTTTTAATTATATAAAGAATGAAAAAGTTTTTACTCGGTAACGTGGACGTAGTAGGTGGAGTTTTTGTAGGAATTTGTTGTATGGCTTTGAGTGTTGTGGCGACAACAGTGTATTTTACTCAAAATTGGGTATCTTATGACGAAAGCACTGATTTGTGTATCCAAGCTATTATTCAGAACGAACTTAACGCTAATTACTAAAATGCCAAAACTACTCATGCTGAAAGGGCTTCCTGCTAGTGGGAAAACAACCCACGCTAAAAAACTCGTAGAGGACGGGTGGAAGCGAGTGAACAAAGACGAGATGAGAGACTTGTTTGACAATGGAAAATGGAGCGGTAAGAAAGAAAAGTTTATATTAAAAATGCGGGATTTCGCTGTGGAAGAGGCTATTAGAGACGGGTACAACGTAGTTGTTGATGATACAAATTTAGCGGAAAAACACAAAAAAAGGATCGCAACGGTTTGTACGAAACTAAACAAAGAAGGGGTTTCGTGTGAGTTTTTGGAGGAGTTTATCGATACCCCCCTAGATGTTTGTTTACAAAGAGACAAAGAAAGAGAAAAAAGCGTTGGGGCGGATGTGATACTAAAGATGTACAAAAGACTTCAAAGTGTGAAAGGAAACTTTTGACAGATAAGAAGGATAGTTTAAGATTTTTAGGATATTTTTAATCTCAAAAGAATGAAAAAAACAACGATTATCGTTTCCGTAGTATTGCTTGGTATTTTTGGGGCGTTAGTGTTTTTAGAAAAACCAATGCCACAGGAGCTAGTTTCTGATTATTTAAAAGACACACTGTCTTTGGAAAAAGTAGAACTTACAACAGTGAGGTACGACGGGAAAAAGAAAACACTATCAGGGATTTACGGTGCGGAGTATAACGGAGAGTCTGAGTATTCAGCATTTACTTGTTTTCTTTCAGAAGACAGACGAAGCATTGTAACCTGTAAATTTTAAAAAATGGGCGACAAAATAAATCCAGATCATTACAAATCAGAGTCTGGGTTAGAGTCGATAGAGGTTATAGAAGCATTTAATTTGAATTTTGCTGAGGGGTGTATTGTGAAATACATCCTTCGGTATAAAGAAAAAAATGGGTTAGAGGATTTAAAAAAATGTAGGTGGTATTTAAACAGACTTATTGAAAACAGTGAGAAACAATTTTTCAAGAGCTCTGGTGGAACAGGAGACCACGAAAACCCAATGATGCTTGAATAGAGAAAACACTAGAAAAAAGATTTGACAAAAAAAGAGAAATAAAATAGACTCTAATCGTTCTTTCACAAAATAGTTCTCAAGACTCCCTGATTTTATTGGGGCAAAGTATTGCCCCCCCACTTTTTTATTTTAGAAAGTTTTAAAGTGGGGGGTCTTGGGAATTAAGTACTTCGCACCTTCTGGGAAATCAGGAGTGATTAAAAACACTCTCCTACAAAAACAAATATAATTTGTCTCTGTAAATTTATTTCAGAATTAAGACAATCAGATTACATTTTATATTTCTTTTTGCGGAGGGTGCGGAGTATTTATCAAACAAGTTCTGTGTTTTGACTGAATAATGGGTTTTTGTTGCCCATAAGGTATTCTGCTACAACTGTATATGCGGGAGTTCTGAGAAAAAAACATAATACTTTAAGGCTAGACAAGCCAACTGCTGGTAATAAACTGAATCCAGCCCAATTTATTGGTTGCCAAACAACTCTCTTTGTGTGGGGTATGGTTAGGTGTTTCGGGGCTTACAGTCCGAAATTTCTGTAAATAAAAAAGCTGTTAGCACAAAACTCAGATCAGTAGGTTATCCTAGGTATAAGCCCGTCCTACTGGAACACAGAACTTGTTTGATACTATTCGTGGCTATATCGTACGAATACATATAGAAGTAGTTAAATCTACGGAGAAAAAGACACTTGGGGTTCCAGGGGTCTTTTTTCTTATTTGATACTTTTAATTTTGTGTAGTACACTTTATTTGATGAAATACCTCGAAATAGAATCCAAAAGGATCAAGCCAAACGAGCATAACCCTAACGCCATGACTGAAAAGCGGTTTGGTGTTTTAAAAGAAAACATAAAAGAAAATGGGATTGTTCATCCGTTGCTTGTCCGAGAAATAAAAGACGGATATGAAATAATTGATGGGGAGCATAGATATATAGTTGCCTTAGAATTAAAGATAAAAAAACTTCCTTGTGTTGTGGTTGATTTTGATGACGTGGATACAAAACTACAGACTGTGAACATGAATGGGATAAAAGGTAAGTTTGATTTAGATAAACTAGAAATAATTTTAGCGGAGTTAGAGGATAAGTATTCTTTCGAGCAGGTGCTTAACATGACAGCAGTAGAGAGAGAGGTAGAAATTGAAATAAAGGACGACGAAGTAATTGAAAACATAGGCGATGAAGAAACGCCCGTTGAGAAAGAACAAAAAAAAGAAGAAGAAAAAGAAAAAATTGTTGTTTCTTTTTCAGATCAGGAACACAAACTATTCATACGGGCGGTGGCTAAGACGGAGAAAGACAGCATACCCGAGGCGGTTATGTTTATGGTTGATTTTTTAACGACTTTAAAAAAATGAAATTTAAAGAAATTTTAAGAAAAGACATAAAAGAAAATACATGGAATCCTAATTTCATGGAAGTAGATAAGTGGGGGGCACTCGTAAAAAATATAAAAGAGTTTGGGTTTAATCTTCCTGTTATTGTAAGAGAGGTTGGGAAAAAATATGAAATAATTGATGGGGAGCACAGGTTTAAGGCGTTGGATGATATTATAATTCCTTGTTTGGTGGTAGATAAAAATGATTTGGAAGCAAAAGCAATGACATTAGGGCTGAATAATATAAGGGGGGATATTACAAATCTTGATATGTTTGGGGATATAGTAAAAGATGTTTTTGAAAAATATGGGCGAGAAAAAACAACAGAATTGTTGGGGGAGGACATAACTTTATACATAGAAAAAGAAGAGGAAGATATTTCAAGAATAGTGAAGTATGAAGAATTAAAAACAGAAGAAGTACGAGAGGTACAAATAGTTGTTGAATTAACGAAAGAACAGTATTTAGATTATAATAACTTTGTTAAAATATTTGAAGGGAGCGATAAAAATAAGATAAAATCTTTGTGTTCTGAGTTTTTATTAAAATACAAATGAGTAAGGTTAAAAAAATAAAAAAAGTAGAGCCTGAGTTGGTAATTACGGAGATAGAAGAAATCTCTGAAAAACCTGTTATCAGTCTTGGGGATAAAAAGCAGGACAGGCTTGAATATATGCTGAAACTAAAAAATCAGGGTATTTCAGTTCCTGCGATAATTAAGGCTGTGAATAGGAAAGCAGAAGAAGGAAAATGGGATAAGATTAGTAGAAGAACGTACTTTGTTCACTTAGCGAAGCACTATAAATCACAGTCGTTAGATATTACTGAGGCAGAGGATTATTCCGCTGACTCGTCTTTGAGAAGTTCTCAGTTAGAGGTATTAGAAAAAACAATAGAAAAACTTGTCGGGGTGATAAACGATCCAGATAAAAAATGGAAATCATTTGAAAAACAAGACGCAATAAAAAAATTATTTGATATGCAGGACAGGTTGACGCAAATAGAAAATTGGGATAAATCAAAGCACATTGTTACTGGAAATACTTTTATAAAAAACGAATTAAATATTTTGCAGGACGGTACAAATGCGTTGTCAAAATTAGACGAGGATAAAAAAAGTGGGTTATTGGACATGCTTGATTCCATGATAGCTTCAAAGAAAAATGCTTGATAAAAAATCTTTGGCACATTTAACTCCTGACGTATTAAACGCTGTACGAAGGGCTGTTGATACCGCTCAGAATGACCAAGATATTCAATATATAAAAGATTGGATAGAGCGTCCTGATGTTTATAGATACCCTTTAGTTAGTGTTGATACTTTTATGGACAGTAAGTTTTATTTGGGGATAGGAAACAATATTTATCCAAATGTGCGTCGCATGGCAAATGAGATTTTAGATGGGGGGTATACTGAAGCTGCTGTTGTTATTGGTATCGGAGGAGGAAAAAGTATGTTGGCTGAAATTTTGAGCACGTACTTAGTGTTTAAGTTACTGTGTTTAAAGAATCCTTTTGATTATTACGGGTTAGCGGCTGATAAGCAGATTGCTATTATGAACATGGGGCCGTCTGCTACGCAGGCGAAAGAAGTAGTTTTTGCAGGGATTCGGTCATTTATAGAAAAAACACCATTCTTTCAGAGGTTTGAACCAATAATACTTTCAGAAAGTATTACTTTTAAGAAGGAAATGATCTTAATGGTTCCTGGGAATAGTAAAGCAACAAAACCACTAGGATATAATGTTTTCGGGGCGGTGTTGGATGAAGCTGCGTTTTATATGGATACTGATGAAAGAGATGTGGCGGAAGAAATTTATAATGGATTACAACGACGTATTGTATCTCGGTTTGGGTCTGCGGGGCTTTTGATAATGATTTCTTCTCCAAGATATGTAGGAGACTTTTTGATGAAGAAATATGCGTTATCACAAAAAGCCGAGTTTAAAGACCACATTTATGGGCTAAAAATGCCTACGTGGAAAAGCAGACCATACAATCAGGACACTATTGATAATAGTTTTTTGTTTTCTACCGAAACAAAATCTATCCTTGACTACTCAATGACGTATGATGACGATATAGATTTTTTGGAAAACGATTTTGACGAGAAAAAGAAAATTTGGCAGATCCCGAAAGAGTACAAAAAGTCATTTAAACAGAATCCTGAAAAAGCAATGCGAGACCTTGGGGCTACTCCAAGCACAACACTTCAAGGGTTTATTACACGAAAAGACTACGTAGAGGCGATGTTTGATGAAAGGGAAGCTCCATATGATAAACATACAAACGAGTTAGTAATGGGAACACCGGAGAGAACAGCATATTTCGGTCATTTTGATTTGGCGTTGAATAGAAAAGGAAAAGGAGATGCGGCTGCTTTTTGTTTGGCTCGCTTTGATGGGTACGATGTAGATGAGGACACAAAAGAGAAAAAGAAGAAGGTATATATAGAATATTTGTTGAGATTAACAGCAGGGGATCAAGGGGAGATTGATTTTTCTGCGTTACGGAAAATGGTGTATAGGATAAAAGACGCGGGGTATTACCTAAAACTTATAACCTTTGATGGATTTCAGTGTTTTAGGTGGAATACGAAGATACCGACAATAGGAAAAAATGGGAATGAGGAAAAATTTATAAAAGACGTAGTAGTTGGCGATTATGTGTATTCAGTTGACTCAGAGGGTCTGCCTGTGATTGGGGAAGTTTCCGCTGTTGGCGAAACGCTTGAAAAAGAAGTGTGGGAAGTTGTATTGAGTAATGATAAAAAACTTGAATGTTCAGGTGATCATCCTTTTATGCTTGATGATAATACTTTTGTAGAGGCAAGGAGCTTAAAAAAAGGAGCTTTTTTAAAAACGGTGGGGTGTTCTGAATTGTTGCGGGTTAAGGCTGTAAAAAGTTTAGAGATAAAAGAGGTTTTGTGGGATATAACCATAAAGGAACACCATACTTTTTCGGTAAGTGCTGGTGTATATGTTCACAATTCTTCTGATTTTATGCAGATACTAAGAAAAAAAGGGATTAAGACAGACGAGCTTTCGGTAGACAGGACAATGGAGCCATACAATATTCTGAAAAACGCTATATATGAAAAAAGAATAAAATGTCATTCTATGCCAATGGTTCAAAAAGAGTTGTTGGGGCTGGAAGTAGTGAAGGGGAGAAAAATTGATCATAATAAGGATTCTTCGAAAGATTGTAGTGATGCACTTGCAGGGGCTGTTTACAACGTTTTACAGCAATCAGGGGGGATGTTTTCAATGGGAATGGAACAGGGTTTTTATTTCAACGATTTAAGGGATAAAATTCAAACTCCTTTTGGACAACGTCCAAGCGTAAATGCGTCAAAAGATGAAAGAATTGAATACTATAAGTCTTTAGAAAAACTAAATAGTTCTGGTTTGTTGTAAACTATATTAAGTGGTATATTCGTTTTGTAATTTAAAAAAATGGAATTAGTTCAAAAAATAAAAAACATCCCGAGCAGAGTTCTAAAAAATTTTGGGTATTATAATGTACCTAAAAATATTATTGAGAAATCTAAAGCACAGATGCTTACAGGCTCACAAACAGGAGGGCTTACGCAGTTAAAGGGGTTGAAAGGATATAAAGCAATTAGTAAGAAAGGGCTGTCTTTTCAGCAATTACGAGCAATTGCTATGTATGACGCTGTTATTCGAGTGTGTATAAACACCATTAAAAAAGAAGTGTCTCAGTGTGATTGGAGCATAGTCCCAAGAGATAAATTTACAGGGCCTGTGGAAAAGAAACAAATTGATGAGGTTACGAAGTTTTTTTCCAGACTGAATTCAGAAGACATGTCTATGGAGACACATAGAGTTTTGTTAGATAGAATTTTAGAAGACTTGCTTACTTTAGACGCAGCGGCGGTTGAGGTGGTAAGAGACGTTGATGAAAAAATAATTGGTATGCACGCGGTAGACGCTGCAACTATTAAGCCATTACTAAACAAACAAGGAGAGTTTGATCCGAAAAAAGCGTATGTTCAACAAATAGGGGGGAGTAAAGAACCGATATATTTTGCGAGCAACGAGCTTATATATATGATGGAAAACCCCCAAACAAATATAAATAAATATGGGTACGGTACTTCCGTGATCGAGTCTATTATTATGGCGGTAAACGCAAGTTTGCAGGCGGATATGTACAACTTAGATATTTTTTCTAAGGACAATATTCCTCCTGGGATTTTAGATTTAGGGGACATGTCAAATGAGGAAGCACAACACTTTATTGCTATGTGGAACAATACCGTTGTAAATAACACACAAAAACTAAAATTCATGTGGGGGTCA